TCCTCCTATGGTGTTTCTACTGCAAGAACTTTCCGCACTCCATTTCCGAAAACCACATTAAGTTCTTGCATTCCTCCATTGTCTAACGAATAGAGTATAACTTGTCCAGGTACTGGGGCTGGTTCTATAGGTGATGTTTCAAGTGAAGTACCTGTCAATGCTTCCCCTATTCCCTCTGCCTTTACAACTCTATTACCTATATCTGTTGCATTTGTTGCAACTGCTGTGGTATTGGTAGATATATCTGATTTTGCAGTATCTACTTCCGTTCTTACTCCTTTATACAAAATGTCAAATAACTGCGTCATTATACTGGTGTCACCTTGTTTGTTATGATGTATATTAATTGGTCTTTACTTGTCTTGCTTATGGTTGTATATACATCGTGCCCTTCCATCTCTGGAGTGCTTTCGGTGTTAAAACCTCCTGCCTCACTTATTCTGTATCCGTTTGCTTGGTTTGCACTAACAGACCCCCTCCACTCTGATGTTCTAGCTGAAGTATCAAAAGTCGGATAACCTGATGTAAAATTCTGTGCAAAGTCTCCACTTTCTACCTTTCTCCAAAAATCCATACGCATATCATTTGTTACTTGGTCTGTGCCTAAATTTACACTTATTCTTATTCTATCAATATCAGTTTCATCTGCTCCAGTTCCTGCGGTTGCGTCTGGTGCGTCCACATCACAAACTAAAGGATACCAAACTCCATCTGTTGCGAAGGTAGTATTGGCAAAGTTATACTTGTTCGTATTAGTAAATCCTCCTGTGCCTAACTCAATTTGAACTGCACTTGCACTTGTAGATAAATCACTTACATCTGCTATGTACAAGAATAATCTAAGTTCATCTCCTGCTGTTGAAAGGTCTACTGTCGTAATTGTTTTATCCCAATTACAAGCTCCTCCTCCGCTTGTTGGAAGATTTAAGCACCCTGTTCCTTCAATAAATTCCCCTGCAGTTGTGTTCAAAACCTCCGCTGATGCATTACCTCCCGTAGACCAACCTGTAACTGCATCACAGGCATCTATTGTATCTAAAGTCCCAAGTTCAATAGGACTTTCTATTACTGTGTCTGTTGCTGCTGGAGTGGTTGTTCCATATCCAATTCTAATCTGTGTTACTGCAGTAACAGTTGTTCCATACAATCTTTTCAAAATTGTATTTGCTCCTTTGTTTGTTGCTGTTGCTCCTGTTGCCATCTTAGTATGTTATATTCAAATCTGTTAAATTTCTACTTCCTGTTATCCTGTTGCCAAGACCACAGTTCCCAACATAAATACTCTGACTTATTGTGAAGTAGTCAAAGAACACATCACCTCCTGTTGCTCCTTTTGTGAGTGAGAACCTTACATAATCAACTGCTGTCCAGTCTGGCGTTCCTGTTTCTGTTCCGTTTACTAAATTAAACAAGAAATAATTCCACCCTACATAGAACGTAGTAGTTTCGCTTCCGTAATCTCCTGAGCCATACTCTACCCCTGTCATCTGAGTATAAGCACTTGCAGAACTTCCAAGTCGTAGAACGATATTTGTTAAATCTGTTTGGGCTGTTAGATATACCCACGTCCCTACTGTTCCTTTTGTCGGAGCACCCGAAGCTACTCCTGTATAAGTGCTTAAATCTCCTTGTGAAGTTGTGCTGTCAGTCAAAGTAAAATCTCCTGTGTAGCCTGTGTTCTTCAGAGAATTTGTTCCTTGAATTGCTTGAGTTGCACTTGCTGAGAGAGTTCCATCAGACGCTACCCAATTACCAACTGCTTCCATTGTATCTAAATTAGTGCCATAGTTAAGAAGGGAATTGAATTGATGACCAAGCTTTAACGAGTCATTAATCTTTTCATAAGTACTCTGAAGCTTATGTCGTTTGAATTGCCATTCATGAGACTCAATAACAATATGGTTTAACAAATCTGTAGCATCTAATTGTTGCTCATTAAGACGTTTGATTTTAATTTCTATTTCTTCTTGCCAATCATCAAGAGTTCTTTGTGCAGAACCAATAACATATTTATCTGGTTGATGAGGAAAAAACATTTCTTGTCTATGAACTATTAATATTTCATCTCTACTTGAAATATCATCATCAACTCTTATTTGGTCTCCAACATTAATACTTCTAAACAAAGAGTCTTTAACTCTAATACCTACAAAGGTCTTAGGGTCTTTATGTAAATCCAATATTTTCTGTGCAAACTCAATAGCATCATCCTTATCTACAACATCTGCGTAGTAGATAGTTTTTTCCCGTATCCCTTCAGGTGACCCCCCTAAAGAGTCAATACTGGTTCTATTTTCAAGTACAACAGGTATAGGTAATTTATACGTATAAGTAATTACAACATTACCTGTTCCGATTGCAGGTGCAGACTCAAACTTAATTTTAGGAGCAGTTGAGAGTTTATCTACTTGATAGTCAAAAGTCTCAGTAGCTCCTTCTTTACCACCTGTTTTTAAGACCCCACCAACTGTTACCTTAACATCGTCAGGAACAAAGTTCAAAGTAAAGTCTGTTGTAGAGCCATCGCCATTAAAGGACTCCACCGTTTCAACTATATCAAATGCACCAATAAATTTGATTTTATTAATTACGGTCTCTGCATCAAAAGTCCATTTAGGTTTTTCTACAATATTATTCAGACTTGCAGTTGTATTACCATAGTAAAGGATATTACTATTTTCAGTTAGTCCTTTAGGTTCTATATACACCTTATCATCACTTGCTTGATAATACAGTTGCCATCCTATTCTACCAACTAAATTTTTAACTCGTTCAAAAACATCAGCATCTTTGCAGACATATCTTACAATTATAGGTAGGGTAGAAGTACTTTGAATTGTAGTGCTATCGGCATTCAGACCTGCATAAGTAGTCAATAGGTCTTCAAGAATAGCCCCTATATCTCCTGCTTGGGTATCTATATCTTTATCATAAGAAGTGTTTACATTTCTCTGAACTGCTAAGATTAACTTATCCTTTATGATACATTTAAACTCCTCATTAGTTCTTTCAATTTTTGTAATATATCCTGCAAATTCTTTATACTGAGTTGCTGATGTAGTTCCTCTCCACACTTCAAATAAATGTCCCTCTTTTGGGGTTTTTGCAGAAGTTACTGTTTTACTAAATTTAAACCGTCCTGCTGCTATTGAAATCCCATCATTTCTTTCTAATTTTCCATTAAGAAGATAGGCAGTTACGTCTACACTATCTATCTTTATTTGATACAGAACAGTTACCATTTAAGTTCTATTTACTCCTACTGACATTGATATAGAATAGTCAAGTCTATCAGGTATTCCTGCATTATAGGTAGTTGTTATATTCGTAATTGTTACTGAGGTGTTTATCCCACCTGCTCCAAATGTATCAGAGTTATAAGTATGTCCTGTTTGTGCTCCAGATATTTTACCACCATCTAAATCAGCATCACCTAAGAAATTAGTTCTAAAGGTTGCAAAAGTGGTACTGTCATTAACTGTTCCATCTACAATTATCTCAGCAGTTACTCCTCCATAATCAAATATCTCTGTCTCATTAGCATCTTTCGTAGGAAAAGGCAAAACCATAATTAGTGCCTTCTTACTAACAATTTCACTTTGGACATTTGGTAGAGTAGTCCCTCCTAATGTATAGGTCATTTATCCTCACCTCCTTCGTGCATAATTCTTAACAAATAAGCAATTTTAGTTACATTCTTACTTAGTTCATTTAACATTTCAAGTTGTCCAGCTGTCAATCTATTAGTTTTTATTGTTATTTCTTTGATAGCCTGAAGTTCGTCCTCAACACATTCTATTTTATATGTATTATTCTTCAACTCCGCCTCCAAGTCTTTGGTTACACTCAGAATTTCTTCACTCAAAAGGATACTCGCCTCCGTATATTTTCATACATTATTTCTGACAGTTTTCTTCCAAAGTCTCTAAGTTCTGCATCACTACCAAGTGAGCCATTTATATTAATTGTAGGGGCAAAGGTCATACCTCCACCCATTTGTGGAGCACCTTTGAACGCCATAATTGTATCCTGAGGGTGAGTTCTAACAATATCCCCTTTCTTAGTAATTATTACATCTGTTCCAGACTGTGTAGATTTGTCTTTGGTATTTCTCCAAAAAGAAATTTTATCCATAACAAAGGAAATCCCAGCTGAGATTAAACTCTGTAATTTACCAAGCACCCAAGCTCCAAATCCACTTAAAGCCTCAAGACTCGTTTTCATTATTTTTTTCAGAGTTCTCCACATCCAAGCACCAACACCGCTCAGAATTTTAAAGCTCAGGCTGAATATACCTTTCAGAAGAGCAAATAAAACCTTTCCAATAACTAATAAAACTATGAACGCACCCTTTAATATCTCTGGCAAATGGGCTAATAACCACGCACCTATTGATACTATCGCACTTCCAATAGCAGAAATAGCCGTAAACAATATAGCTACCATATTGGGTATGTTGGCAACAATCCAATTGCCAATAGCTACAAAAGCATCTATAAGGTTTTGTATAAATTTTGGAAGATTTTCTAATAACTTTGCCAAAACGACTTCACCAAAATCTGCGAAAAATGCAATGCTCGTTTTGAGGTTTTCAAGAAGCCAATCTAAAATTGTAGGTATTTTAGCAGTTATCCATTCAACAAAAGTATTCACCCATTCAAATAAAGTATCTATTACTACAGGGATTTTAGCTATTATCCACGCACTAAGAAGAGCACCCCACTCAGTGAGTGTCTTAGCCATAGCAGGTAGGTTTTTAACAAGATAATCCTTTGCTATCCCTGCCCATTCCAATAATTTTTTACCTACTGCTATTGCACCACCTAATGCTTTACCTCCTACTTCTTTAGCTACTCCAAGCACACCGCCTTTTTTATATGCCTCTTTGAGACTACCACCAAACTCCGTCATTCTTTTTACAAGTTTTTCTAATAAAACACGCCCTTTATCCAACCACCACTTATAAAATTTCACTCCTGTTCGTAGCATAAATATTGCCAGAGGTCTAAAAAGCATACCTAACATATCTCCAAAGGGTCGTAAAACTAAAGAAAATCCTTTCTTCAATATGTCTAATTGTGCAGCGAGGTATGGAGAGGTCTTAGCCAATATTCCAACTACTGCTGCAATACCAAGAGCCTTTCCAATTCTCCCCCAATTTAATCCAGAAAGTTCTTGTTTAGTATTTCCATCCCCACCTCCTCCTATTTTTCCAGAAATGCCTTTAAGTGAAGTCTTATCCAGTATCAACTTTAGCTTCAACTCTGCCATTATTTCCTTTTCATTTCTCTGGTTTGTTTATCGTATTCCAGTTGTTTTAGATATTTACTGAACTCAATAAAGCTTACAGGTAGTGCATCTGTTTGCTCTGGAGTATATCTAAACATTGTAGCCATAGCGTAATAGTCAATTAATTGACTTGTTCTATGCTCTACGCTACCTCCTCTGAAAGCTCTACTCCATTCTCTTTTTTTTCTATACCAACCTCACTAAGTGCTTCTACTGTCCTTAGCAAAGGAACAACTACACTCAAAGGCAGTTTCTCAATTTCATCCAAAGAAGTTGTTTCAAACGGAGCGTTTAAAATTGACATCTGCAAGACCTCAAAGTTAGCTCCCTCTCCATCAACTATTTCCTGAAGTTGATTACCTACTACTTTTTGTGTTGTATATTTCTTCCTAATTTTTCGCAATTCCCCTGCACTAAGTTCTCTCATCTTAACTGTTTCCGATATTCCTTTCCACTTTATTTCTATCTCTTTTGTTTCAAATGTATCTATATCCATTTTTACCTCCTTTAACTTACTAATACGCACCACTCTTAGAGAGCGGTTGCCGTATTATTGGTATATATTGCTGATGTCAAACCTCTCGCTGTGAGAGTTATTGTTTCATCTACTCGTTCGTTTGGTGCAAGACTTGTATCGTATGTCTGAGGGAACACATTTACTACTAAGATTGCCAACTTTCTGAGTGCTGTTCCTGCTCCTCCGTTTGTTAGAGTTAGCTCGGCTGTTGCTTTCTCTGCTACTGTAGCATTAGGTGCTGTTCCTGAACCATAGGCTTCTTCAAGGAAAGTTGCTGCTGCTGTTATGGGTAGAGTTAAATTCATATCAACTGTTCTCATCCCATAGTATCTTCCAGTTGCAAACCTACTTCCAAGACCTCTTATCAATTCAGGATTTCTGTTAAATGTCAAGTCTATGCTTTGAATGTCGTTAATCGTAGTTGCGTTTGGATATTCAAAGCTTGCTTCTGCGAAAGTGAACGGTGCTTCACTTGTAGTTGCGGGACTACCATCTAAACTTGCATCTTCAGCTTCTGTTTTATATACTCCATCAACCTTTCCTTTGATTACATCTCCCACATTTGCAGATATAGATGCAGAGGTTGCTACACAACCAAGATAGGCTCTTACGCTATCTGTTGATAAATCAAGTCCGTGCTCTATACTGAAAGATTTTGGTGTATCGTCATAGGTATACTCGTGAGTATATGGTCCTCCTCCTGCATCTGAAGGGTCACCCACTATTGCCTTTAACCAATAAAAGTCTGTACAGGTAAAATCAACACCAAAGCTTCCATCAAACTGTCCTGCAATCTGTGCAGAAGGGTCTTGTGAGTCAAGTTTTCCTACTGACAACATATTGTTTGACAGAGTACTTGAAAAATTTTGTTCTAATCCAAAACCCTTATCATAAGTTCCTGTTTCTGAACCATACGAAGCTTCCCAACCATATTGTATATATCCATCTGTACTTGTTATTGCCATTATTCGTCACCTCCATCTAACTCTTTTTTTACAGTCTTTACAACTGCTTTCTTTTTACCACCAAGTGCTTCAAGGATTTCGTCTTTCATCTCATACAAATCCACAGCACTGTGGCACTGTTCTATTTTTTCAATTAGTTCTTTTTCCATTTAATCCTCCATTAGTATTACAAAAGATATCAAGACTAACAGATAACCTAGAGCCACCCAGTAGAGTTTGGTTGCGTTGAGCAATAACCCAAGCCCTACTAAATTCACTATTCCCCCAAGCATAGTTGAGTCTTTTATTTTTTGTTTGTTTCTTTTCATAGTTTCCCTCCTTAACTTGATACATCTTTATTGTGTTTAATGAACCTGACATCTATTACCCATCGCCAAAGATTTATCATCTTATTGCTTAGGTCTGTGCTATTTTCAGGTGTCATATGATTATAATTGGTCAAGGTCTTTCTGTTTGACCAGATTATTCTGTTCACTTCGTTTCTCATCAGAAGTGCATGAGCTCGTGAAAACTTAGTGCGTATATCTACACTTACCATTTCATTTACATTAACAGACTGGTAATTCAAAGCATCTGCAGTTTGAGTAATTGCACCCATATACAAGAGTACATAATCTCCATCTCTTAGATTATACTTTCGGGAGTCAGTAACATGCTGAATAGTCGGAGTTCTACTATTAGTATTTCCATTAGTCCAATCGTTTGTGAGTAGAGTATCCAACTCACTTAGAGCGTTTCCTTCTGTTACCATTCTATATTCCTGTTACAACTTCTGAATATTGTCTGAACAATCTTTCTATCTCGTCTTCCATTGAGGGCATTTTTGAGCCTAGTGGATATCCTTCTGCTCCTTCGGCATAATTCATTCTGTAATCTTCGTTTTTCGCCAAATCCCTTGCAGTGAGTAAGGTACAGAGTTTCTTTATGCCCTTGTCTACCGTAGCCTCTCCATAGCGATAGGTTAGTCGCATTCTCCCACGCTTTTTAGGGTTTAAGTGCCGTATATAGAGTACTCCCTGTTCGTATTTGAGCCAGAAATCACTTGACCTTCCCTCTGTATATGTGGAACTTGCTACCCAGTCCACCCAAGAGTTTCCGTTCCAGATTTCAATTTTATCTGTTCCACTTGAAAGGGTTGTAATTGTGCGGTGCTTTAAGTGAAGGGGATATCCTGCATCATCTTCCCAAGGCATTTCCAAATCTTGGTACTCGTTTGTTACTGTTGTACTTTTCCAAGCGTGTCCTGTTCGTTTATTAATTATGTCTTCATTCTGCTCAATCAAAGTTTCCACTTCCGTTGTCGTAGGGTCAGTTGAGCCACTTCTATCACCCCATCCAAGATAGTCCATTACATTCTGTGCTGTGCAATATGTTACCATTTAGTCTCCTTTTTTTGTTTTCATTAGCAAACTCTTTCCCAAATCAAAGTTCCAATTATCTCGGTCTTTGACTTTGTTTTTGTCAAACAAGTCATTTGCCAGCTCTTGAACTTGACCGTTCAGTTGTCGTATTTGTGCGTTTGCCATTGTTTTCACCTTTTGCAATTTAAGGTCTATATTCTCTAATCTTAGTTTCTGCTCTACATTTATTTTTATCTCTTTCATTTTACCTCCCTGTTTACGGTATTGTCATTACTAACTTCCAAACTGTACCATCATAATATTTCAATGCGTTAGCTGCTGCAGAGTCTATTGCAAGTGTTCCTGCTGAAGGACTTGCAGGTAGAGTCTGGGGTTTAAGTGTAAATGTATCATTCCCTGCGTCAATAGAAATTAAATCTGCTACAGTATCACCACTTACTGAAAAATCAATATTACTTGAGTTGGGATTTATTTTAACTGTTCCTGCGGTTACATTAGTTCCGCTTGCCGCAGTTGTTTGTAGTTCTATTGCTTCTAAACTAAAGGAGTTTGTACTTGCACCTAAGTACATTGAGGTTGCATTCAAAGAGCCTCCGTGACCTATTCTAAGAGCCTTAGTTCCATAAAAATCAGAGTTTCCGTCCTGATTTATAAAAGAATAAAGTGAACCACTTGTTGTTTGCAATCTGATTTGTGAGTCTCCCGCAGCATCAGTAGAATTAACTAATATACCTGCTATTCCAGTTGTTGTATTTGTCAATGCCAGAGTTCCTGTGCGAGTAATATCCCCAGTTCCTGTTAAATCTCCAGTAAGTGCAACGTCTCCTGTTCTTGTTAAATCCCCTGTCCCTGTTAAATCCCCTGTAAGTGCAATATCTCCTGTCTGTGTAATGTCTCCAGTAAGTGTAACATTCCCAGATAAAGTAGTAGTATCAGTTACTGTTAAATCGTCAAAGATTTTGACATCCCAAGCAGTAATACTTGCCTGTCCGTTTAACCTCACCCCTTGTATTTCCCAATTTACCATTAAGGAGTCACCTCCTCAACTACCACTCTTAGACCCCAATCTACCTGAGCTGCTGCGTTAGTCCAAATAATATCAAGAGTTTCTCCTATCGTTGAGTCAAGTATAATCTCACCATCAGGATGCCAAGCTATGTCAGTCAGACCTAAAGTTCCAGGGTCTACTACCCAATAATTTACATTTACAAGAGGAGCAGCAAGACTATTCAACGAAACAATAAAATTATTTGCAGTCGGAACTCCCCCAAACTTGCAAGTAACTCCTAACAATCTGAACTTAGTCCCAACACCTGCAGAAGCGGTTGAGTTCCAAGCAATACTATTCTGTGGTAGTCCTGCGGACACTTCTGTATATACGCTTCTAGTTCCACGTGATATAACTGTCCAAGAACCACTTTGCGTTGCGGACACAGCTCCATCTACTGTTATTGAGTTTCCACCATCTTGAATATTGACTGCAGACCCACCAGAAGAATTATTAATTGAAACATCTCCTATATCCACACCTGAATTTGCGCCAAGTGTACCAATAGAAGCACTTCCTGCGGTTAAAGTTACATCACCTATATCTACCCCTGAGTTAGCAGATAACTTACCTATTGCATTTGTTCCTGCAGGTAGAGAAGCAATTACATCAACTTGAAACTCTGAACCTGATAAAGCAGAAGCAGTAGAAATATCATTAGTGTATAATCTTCCATTTGTATCGGTTATAAGTGGTTGATAATCTCCATCTGAACCTGATAAAGAGCTTGGTGTATTTTTACGAACAGCAAGTCCCATAATTCCAACATCGCCTGTGGAGTGAGCTGCATCTTCTGCTTTACCTAAATTAGTTGCTCCAGTTCCAGTCACAATACTTGTAATATCTACATCACCAATATCAACCCCAGAGTTTGCTACCAATTTTCCAATGGCATTAGCTCCTGCAGGTAGTGAGGCTACAATATCTGTTTGAACATTACCTGAAGAGTCTGTCTTTATTTTCTGATTAGAACTTCCATCATATCCGTAAACAAGAACACTATCATCAGCTGCAGATAAGTCTACTTCTACATTAATTCCTTGAATAACATTTACATCTAATCCTGTATCTGCTCCAACTGTGGTTTTTGTAAGTGCAGCTAAAGCATCAGTATTCGTCTCTATATCTGTGAGTTTGGTGTTTGTAGTAGTTAGTTTTGTATCTGCTGACGAAGTAGATGTAGCAATATTACCTGTATCTGTGTCTATCGTTCCGAGTTTAGTATCAGCTGCTGAGAGAGTTGTTTCTGTTGCTGCTCCAGTCGGTAGTGAAATTGTGCCTGATACGTCATTAATATTCCAAGTTCCAGACTGTGTGGCTGCAACCGTTCCATCAACTGTTATGCTCCCCCCGTTGTCATCTATTGAAAGAACTCCTGTTGAATTGTTTGCGAGTGTAACTCTTAGTGCAGATGCTTCCACTCCCCCACCAGTTACTGAAAGGGTTGAATTATCAATAGTTAAACTTCCTGAGTTGTCATCTACACTCACAACATTAGTAATAGTCCCAATATCCCCTATTGAGTTTGAACCTGTGGGTAGTGCTTCTCCTAAAAATACACCCAATTCCCTATCTGCATTTATCTTAAAGACTCCAAAGTCTCCGCTATTAACTGTATCAGTTGTAAAAACTCCTCCTGTCGCAAGTCCTCTGTCAGAAGCAACTGTAAATGCAGAGTCATCTACATAATCTCCTTCAATATTTGCAGTTACACTTAAAGAACCACTTGAAACATTAACATCTAAGGCGTTTGAGGTAGAGCTTATAGTATTACCAGACCCATCCTGTAGTCTTGAACTCCACGTCCCCGATTGAGTAGCTGCTACTGTTCCATCAACAGTTAATGAACCTCCTCCATCATCTACGGTCAATACACCTGTAGAGTCATTAGCTATCGTTACTCTTTGCGCTGTAGCCTCCGTTCCTCCGCCAACTACAGATAAAATAGAATTGTCAATCGTTAAAGAACCTGCTCCGTCATCAACAGATATTAAATTACCACCATCAGCAATAGTAATATCACCTGTGGTCTGAGCTACAATATCTACATCAACGGTATTCTCTACTGTGGTTGCAAGTTCTCTATTGGTGTTTATCTTTAATGCACCGACATCGCCAGAGTTTACTGCATCACTTGTAAAAAAGCCACCAATTACCGTAAGACTATCAGAAGCAGCAGTATAAGCAGCGTCATCAACTTTAACAGAAGCATTACTGCCACCACCCGAAATAATATCAACTTGTAGTCGTCCAGCTGAATCTGTAGATAAAAATTGTAAGTTAGAGCCATCTGTCCCCATAGCGACAGTTCCTTTCTGTCCTGACGCTACTGCATCCGCATCTTCATATTCAGTTCCTGCAGAAGAACCTGTTATTCTTACCGCTACATCTCCTGAACCATCTAATGCAAACTTTTCTCGTTCTCTATCAATAACTCCTGCTGGGAGTGGCATATTTCACCTCTAACGTACTTACTTAGTGAATAGAAATCCAGCCGATTATTCGGCTGGAGTTTCTTCTTCAGTAGTCTTCTCGGACTCCTCTTCAGAGGGTTCTTCCTCTGTTGATGTTTCCTCTTCTGAAGACTCTGATTTTTCTTCCTCAGCTGGTTCTTCTTTCTTTTCTTCTGTTTCCTCAGCTGAAATTTCTTCTTCTACCATTTATTTCCTCCTTATTTTCCTACTGCAAACCAAGTGCCATCTGCGCCTGTTACAGTAACAATCGTTACATCTCCCTTATTCAGGGGCATAGTTTCATTTACTGAAGGTGCAGAAGCAACTACCGCTGCTCCTGTATGTGTCAGTGAGATGTGGTGGACTTGACTTAAACCAGTTTTTACATCTCCTCCTGAATCAGACCCTCCGTTAGTAAATGTTCCCCAAGCTATTCTTCGGTCTCCAAAAACTGAACGACCTTGTATATCATATGCGAATGCCATTTATTTATTCCTCCTTTTTACTTAGTAAAGCCTTAGCAGTATTTCCTAATTTAGACAATTTTACTTTAGGTTTTACTGGTGTCTTTTTGATAGCATCCTTGCTTTTAACAAGACCTGTACGGTTGTCAAAATAGGATACATCTTCCTTTGCAACTTCTGTATCAATATTTTTCTCAAAGATATAGGAGTTTCCAGTTTCACGATTAATGTATCTTGTAGCAAGAACACTTGCATTGGGTTGTAGTCTGTATTTTACCATTTATTCCTCCATTAAGAAGTAAACGGGGGGGTATCCCCCCATTTCTTCAAAAGAAACCTTACTGCAGGTCTCGTATCTTTCCTTGTGCTCCAAAGAAGTGGCAGATTAGTTCTCCCATTGTTCTGTAAAGCCCCTCGTTTCCGAGACGATTTACTGCGAATGGGTCTCCACTGACATCTATACCGCTTTCAAAGTATTGTGTCGGCTTCATAATCTTCACACCAATTCTTGGTCTTCCGTATCCTTCAGGGTCGCTTGTGTCAAGGAAATACATTCTGCTAATTGTATCCTTTTCTATATCCTTGTCACCAATGACAGGCACTCCATAGAGTGTGCTGACATGTGCTCCTGCTCCAATACCTTCTTCGGTAGAGATACCATTAACATTAATGGATACCTTTACACCTGTTTCAAGGGCATTGTATCTTACCTGTTCATCATATAGTCCAGGTAAGGTGGATTTAGTTACATCTACACCAGTTACGATTACCTGAGTATCTCCACCATTTTCGTGGACATTCTGTAAGGTTGTTGTAATCAATGCATCTGTCAAGTTTCTATCAGTTCCTGAGTTGTGGTTTACATAAGAGTCTGACCAAGTTGCTGCTGCGTCTCTGTCAAGACTGTATATATCCAAGTCCCCAGCTGTCTGACCGACACCTGCAATTTCAGAGTATGAACCAACTACTCGGTCTATTGACTCTATGTTGTTTCCTGCAAGCGTATTGTTATCAAGTGACAAATTTACATTCATCAACTCTGCGTGCGTATTTCCTTCAAGAACTCTCATCTGCTCCATACTACCGAAAGCGTCATTGTCGCTCTGTGCGGAAGTATATTGATGCAGTTCAGAGACATCAAAGGTAGTTGCCATCATTTTTGCCTTTGTGCTTACTTCTACGAAGGTGGGTTTTGTAGTGTCTGGAAGTGTTGCATTTTCAGCTACTCCTCCTCCAGATGATGCTGAACGAGCTGTTATAACTCTCCATCCATCTCTGTCCCAAGAGAACTTAGGTAGAACACCGTATGTGTTTGCAGTCTGATTTAACTGTGACCAAACTTGAGCTCCATATACAGCGTTATATACCCCAGTAGTGCTTGACAATACAGGTGCGTCTGCTTTCGCAATCATACTTGCTCCAGCTGAGCCATAGTAGAGATTTTCCATCTCCTCTATTGTGTTTATTTTAAAGTGACTCATTTTAAATCGTTCCTCCTATTCTTTTTGCAAGGTCTTTTTGCCTTTCTTCTTTTACCATTCTATTAACCATACCCCAGTCAGATTTTACATGACCTTTGGCGATTGCAAGTGGTAAATCTTTTAGGTTCTTAACCACGTCTGTGCCGAAAACAGTTTTCTCTACTGTTACTCTTCCAGAAGTTCCGCCAAGTTTAAGGTTTTTCATTACTTCTGCTGTAACCTTTGTTGCCAAATCTTTTACAGAAACATGAGCTTCATCATCTGCCTCTGCAGGTGCTTCTTCGGACTCAGTTGTCGTATCTTTTGGTTCTTCAATATCGTCTGCGACAACGTCTCCCTTCTCCTCATCTTCCTCATCTTCTGGCTTCTCAACGTCTTCTTCTTCGTCGTCTTCCATTTTGGCTTTTAGTGATTTAACCTCTTCAGTTAGAGCTGACACCGCTTCAACGAGGTCTGCAGTTGCTATTTCTACTTCTTCAACTGCTTCCTCTTCTGCTGCAGGAGCTTCCTCTGTCGGAGCTTCCTCAAGTGGTGGCAACTCTTGTTTCTTTCTCATTGACTTTCGTCTTAGAGATTTTCGTGTTGTTTTTGCCATAATATTTTTCTCCTCCATATTTTTATGGGATTGTGATTTCTTAGGTTTCGTATATCTATAATGGTCTGCAATAAGAGAGTCGGTGATTTCGTCTCTTTCCTCGGAACTTAAACCGTCCCACTCTTGCTCCC